CAATCAAGAGCTGGCCGCCGGCATCCCCATTGCTCGCTATCGAAGCGGGATTGGGGTCATTGGTAACCGTTCCGTCCGTGACAATCGACGCGCTGTTGGTCTCAAGCACCTTGTAGACGCTCGCCCCCATGACGGCGTAGCATCGATCCGCCATCGCGAAGAGGGCGCGACCATTGATGTCAGCGACCCGGACATACTCCTGCTGGCCGGGACACGGATAGAGGGCGGCGATATGTGGCGATGAGGACGCCTGGGTCGGCTCTGGATACCAATTGACGGTACGCTCGCAGTCCGCCCACGGGCTCTGCGGTTCGTTTGACCCGTACACAAAGCCGGAATATTGCGACATGTCTACGTATCCGAATAGATGTTGTAATGCGGGCCGGCCCCACCAAAGATCAACCCTGCCACCCCACTGGAGAGATCCATGAGGCGCTCGTTGGCACGTTTCACGTCGGCCTTGCTCTCCCTCGCGGCCTGCTGGATATCCGGCGTCAGCGGCGAGTCAAAGGCGCTGGCAAGCTCCTTGGCGAGATTAGTCCGCAGGAACCGTCGATACCCCGGTGGCAACGCCACGGTGTCGCTGATGGCGGTAAATTCACTGACAGGCACCAGCGTGTAGATCACGCCTTGCAGCGTGGTGCTGGTGGGAATCGGCCAGATCCGAATGAGCCCGAAGCCCGAGTCGTATGTGGGGTTGTAGTAGACCGCCTGCGGATAGACCGAGGTCAAGTCCTTCTGGGCAATCCCGTCGTAGGCGTCCTCTGTCAGCACCGGCCCCAAGTTGTACTCCATCGTCGGAGAGACCGACGTGTCCTGAAAGCCGACGTTGTCGATAGCCAGTGGACCCGTGGGACGCGCACAGTTGATCGTGGCTCCGGTCCCAATCGTGTAGCTTGTCGCTGAAGAAATCGTCCAGAGCGTGCGCGCTCGGCTATAGACCGTCAAGCCTTCGGTCGCAAGGCTGTCGATCCAGTCATTGAGCCGATCCAGTCCATACGCCGCGTCGTTCGCTGACGCCGTCTCTCCGACCTGCAACACCCGCAAGTCTTGCAGGGCCGCAGTGATGAGCTGGCTGACAGTCATTAGACCTGATAGAGCGCATTCATCAATGTGGCTGTCGTGGAGGTGCTATTCACGCGAATGCACTTGAGCGGCAGCACCGTGCCGGCGAGCACCGTAAAGGGCGCGGAGCTGCCATCCTCGAAAATTGCGACCACAACCCCAGCTCCACCGACGAAGATGGCATCGGCCGGAACGGCCTTCGTCGAGGCAGCGGCAGAATACGTACTGCCATCGAAGTTGACCGTGTCACTTTTGGTGATCACGACCGACCGGTTATACGTCCCGCTCGTTTGGGCCATGCGCTATTCCTTTGCCTTGCGCGGCGGGCGGACACGCTTCCGCTTGATCGGGGTGATCGGGACGGCCGGCACCTGTTCATGGGTTGCCGCATCCGCCTGTTGCGCCTCGGCCTTGGCAAGACCGCTGAGTCCCTGATCGGCAAAGTGGCGTTGGGCGGTCACTTCGGCTATCGACTGCTTGTCGCGCTCAAATTTCTCAAGTGCTTTATCCGGCGCGATAGACCAGCCATCGGCCAGTGCTCGGTCGCGTTCAGCGGTGCTCCTGACGATGAGTTGACACGACCTGGCAAAGGCTTCGCCTTCGGCATCACCGACTGAGGCGAGAGGGTCACCGCACATCACTTTCCCGTTCTCGCGCTGGAACGCCTTGAAGACCATCACCGGATACTCTTCGAACCTCGCCGGTCCAAATCCGCCGTTGGTGGTCGGCTGGTTCCACTTCTCCAGCTCTCGGGCGTAGTCCGAGTCCGGGTTATGCACAATCGCCATGAATACCTCGCAGGAAAGAGAGGAGGGCCACGAAGTGACCCCCCTCTGTGTGATGTTACGCCACGGTGCCTGTGATGTTTGTCACCGTCCCCGCCATCGGGGTGGCCACAAACGAGTTCCACAGTCCGTTACACGCAATCACGGTGAATGCAATCGGGGCTGTGGAGTTGGTCGTGACTACGTCATACGACGAGCCAGCGCCAGACAAGCCTCCCGTAAACGTGAGCGTATGGGCCGCAGCCCCGTTGCCCACGATGGTCAAGAGACAGCCGTCCATGTCCTTGGTCGGCACCGGGATGGTCAACGCAATCACGCTGGTCCCGTTGAGGATCACCCGAGCGTCGGTCCCGGCGGTCGGGAGCGTCAAGGTGCCAGTGGCTGTAATGCTACTGATCACGGTCGCCCGCGACGCTTGGTAGCCGACAATCTCCTGCGAGGCGGCTGTCGAGAAGTCCGTGGCGTCTCCATGGGTCACATTGCTCGTGACGACATGGGCGACGGTCGCAGACCCGTTGACGCCCCGCAGCACATCGACCGTCGTACCGGACGTGTAGTTTTGGGCGACCTGCATTACTTCGTTATCGACCAGGACGAGGCGTCCCGCATCGAATGAGGTCGCCGACGCGACGACGACAGACGTGTCATCGACGGCGACGGCTGACGAGAGCGTCGTTGTAGCTAGTGCCATGGTTAACCCCAGACTCTCGCGGCAAGCCGCGCTTGGATAGTGGCCGCGCCGATCAGGATGTCCAGACGGCTGGGATTCTGGTCCGTGCCGATCTGGTACTGCTCGACCATGCGAATGGAAAATCCGAGTGCCTTGGAGCGCACCGTGGTGGACTCAGCGCCGGCTCCTGGCTTGGCGAGGTCGGCCATCACGTACGCGAACGCATCGGGGTGGTAGACAAACGATTGTGGACTGGTGGTCGTGGCTAAGGTGCCGCCCGCCGCTGCCGTCGTGCCTAGCACGGTGATCACGGCGTTGTTGGCCGGTGACGAGTCCACCGTTTGCAGCTGGCCAGAGGTGATAATGCTGGGGCTAATCGGCAACGTCGCCATATCGCCTGACGAGTCAGACGTGGTCGCCGTGACCACAAACTGCTGCAACCGTCCCGTGGACGAGTACGACAGCGGGTTGACCGAATTGACACCGGCAATGGTGAAAATATCACCCTTGTTCAGCGTCGCGGCTCCCGAGGCCCAGCCATCCGTGGCGAGCGTACTGCCCGTTTGTGACGCGCCATCGACCAACGGCGTCGACGCCGTATAGGTGCCGGTGGTATGCGTCGGACGCACGGGGTCTTGCAGCCACTTATCCACGCCCAACTGCCGACGACCAAACATGCCCTCTTCGTAATTCTCGGCAATGACGGCAGTCGGATTGAAGAGCGAACTCGTGGTGTTCGCCAGCGTACTCATGGCCAGCGGGTCGAGTACCGCCACGCGGCCCTTCAAGGGGGTCGAGAGGTCGGTCAGTTTTACCCCCGCCTGGAGATACGTCAGCGTCGCACTGGGCGTCGTTCCTGGCGTGCCAACAGACGAGTAGATGTCCCGATAGACCGCGTTGAACGCGAGCACTTCGGCAGCGTTCGCCAAGGCCTCAGACCCTGGATTGATGTAGCGCGTTCTGATGTTGTCAAGCTCGGTCGTCGCCTGCTGACTGGAGTAGCCGAACGCCACGTTCTTCTGATTGGTCAGCGAGATCGGGACGGTCTGGTCATACAGGTTCTGGAGCTGGAGTGCCTGACCGTCCGTGACGGTAAACCGCTGGGGCAGTCTGGCGTTGACGGTGTTCCCGACTTTCGCGCCGGAAATCTCATACTGTGAATCGTACGTCCTGTTGACGTTCGCAAGAAACACGAGCTTGTTGATAAAGCCGCGTGCGACTTCCTTCGTCGTCCAGGACGGTGTGGCAAGTGTATTAGCCATCGATCATCCTTTACCTGAATTACAGACGACCCGCTTGCCGATCTGCCGCGTTCATGCGACGGAAATGCTCATCCATCGACAAATCGTCGGTGATCTCAAAGGGGTCCTCTGCGGGTGGCGAAGTCCCGAGCGGCTTGATCGGGGCTTTCGCGGAACTGACGACTCGGGCTGGGCCGCTTTTTCCAGTGGACGAGGCAGCTTCGAGTCGGGCTTCCAATTTCCCCATTTCCCGGTAGGTTTCTGCCGGGTGCAGCGTGGAGATGCGCTGAGCGTCATCTGGGTGTTCCGAGAGCCACTGCAAGATCGCGATGCCGTGCGGGCTCTCCATCGCCAAGTGCTGCATCGGCAGCGACATCGGCGTGTCAAGATTCAAGGTCTCATCAAATTTTGGGTCGTGCTGGCGGGCCTCATCGAGCGTTTTCGACCAGCGGTCGAGCTGCACCTGCTGCTGCTGCGCGATCTGCTGTTGCTCGTGCGCCTGCTGTTGGGCCGCCGTGTGCTCGGTCTGCTTGGCATCCGAGACAAACTCGGCCAGCGCCATGGAGTAGTCCTCATAGCTCTGGAACTGATCGACTGTGGGGACCCCCGGCATCGTCTTGAACCGCGACCAGCTCGGCGGTTGCGGCTCGGGCTCCGCGGTGGGTGGCGGGGCTGGTGACGGGGCGGGCGTCGAGAGTTCCTGCACGCGAGACTCGGCCGCCTCGGCGCGTCGCTCGGCCTCGCGCTGCTTGGCAATGGCAGACTTGACCGCCTCGGTCGGGTCATTGCGGCGTGTGCGCTTTTTGGGTGGCGCAGGCACCGCCTCGACGGCCTCAACCGCGGGGGCGTCCTCAGACGGGGACGGATCAGCCTGAAAAGCCATGGAAATTTGATCCGCCGACTCGTGGTTTGAGTCGATGGTGATATCGCCCTCGGTGACCTGTCCTGCGTCAGTAGCCATAGCACTCGCGTCAAAAAAGGGGGACCACAACAAAAAGGGCGCGTCCAGGGCTGCATTCAGCCCAAAAACACGCCCCCGCGTCGTGTATCCCCTTGTCGTTTTCACCCCGCCGGGGAGCGGTTGTCGGCGCGGGAATCAGTCGCGCCCGAGTAAAAACGTCAGTCTGTCAACAGTGCATAAATATCACACATGCGCCGAGAAAGCGAGGACGTGCAGCGACAGCGTCCTTTTTGGTATACTACCCCCTGATGGGGTGCGCCTTCTGCACCTCATCCGCTCATCCAGACGACCCGAGGGGCGCGGCCCTATGACGGTCACCAACCCACGCCAGGTGGGTGGTTCTCCCGCGCACGATGAGGTGTTGTATGAAACCCCCACACGATCCCGCGCATGACCCCTACACCGGCAAGCGCCGCGTGGGAATGTCCATGCTGTACGGCTCGCTGCGCCTGGAAGAGAAGATCCGGTATTGCGAGCGCGAACTTGACAGGAATATCGACGCAGAGATCAAGGCGACAAAACTCGCACTTGCCACAATGGACAAGGACGACTGTCGGTACAAAAATTGGCTACATTACGTCACTGTGATGCCAGACGTGGTGGCGTGGACGCGGGCTGAGTACTCACGACTCCTCGCCCTGCGGGACCGTCCCCGACGACCCAGACGGCGTAAGGTGAAATCCTAGCGCCGCTAGCGCGGGCAACACCACGCCAGACTCGCGGGCCGTTGCCAACCCTGACGCTCCTGATGAGGCGAGAATCTCAAGCATTCTGGCCTCATCGGGGCGTTCGCGGAGAATGCGTGGCATATCGTAGATGTTGAGCAGTCTGGTCGCCCACGCCTTCACCGCCGTGTCCATGCGGTTTTGCACGGCTGACGGAAGCTGCGCCCAGTCCGACTTGTCTCCCACCATCCGACCCACGCGTTCCCCAGTATCCTGCTTTGCGCCCTGCGCGATTTCTTCATAGCCTCTTTTCGCCACGTTCTCCCCGGTTTCCATCCGTGGCGCGGACATCTGCCCCTTCGCGTTCTCGGTCCCGAGATGCCGTCTCGCTAGCTGCCGCACGGAGGCCTCCTCAGACGCTGATAGCGGCGTCGGCAGAAAATCCTCATCTAATCGCAGCACGCGGACGGATCGGCCGCTATGGACCGGGGCAAAACTCCCCGTCACATTTAGTGCGCGCAGATCCGCCGCGAAGGCTGATATCGCCGGCCCTGTCGGGGCACGTTGCGTGTAAATCGTGGCGGCGTTATGCCGTACGCGATCAACCCGAGGGTTGATCACAACGTGCACGGCGGCGGATTGTCCCGTGCCCCCCGCGAGAATATTCCGTGCGGCTCGCAACCGTCGCTCCATGTCAACCGGGAGGACACCCCCACGTCTCTCTGGCCCTGTGAACCCATACGATGCGAGCGGGTTCTCCTGCAACTGGCCCGCGTCATCGACCCACGACCCCCTCCCTCTCAATCTCGATCCCGTGTCGCCTCCAAGGGCCGCGTCCAATAGCGCTTGTTGTTCGCGGAGGTTCTCCCCGGTTCCGGCAATACGAGGAGACCGATGTACACGCCTCCCCTCTGTGGTGGCACTGTAAGGCAGCAGTGACGACCACTGCTGGTCTGTGACCGCTTCAGTCGGCAGGACTCCCGCGAGGGTCCCTGCGGGCGACCGTGGCGTCTCTACCGCCGTATCGGTGAGTCGCATGGCGCGCAGCTCGTCCAACGTGTCAGCCACGCGCAGGAGATGACGCTGGTCCGCCTCGCTCATGGGGATGGCGTCCGTGGCCGCCCGTGGCGTGGGCGTCAATGACGCTATACGTGACGACAGCTCCGGGTCTCGACTGAGAATCGACGCAAACTCGGGATCTCGGAGCAGCGTCGCAAAGTCCGGCGTCCCCGCGACGGCCTCATCCGTCAGCAACCCCCGTTGCAA